CAGCCAATGAAGCAAAAGAAAGAGCTATTAAAAAATTTGATTTAGGAGAAGATGATTTACCTTACTTTAGAACTTTACATTCTTTAGCTTTTCAAAGACTTGGAATTAAAAAGCAAGAAGTCATGCAAAAAAGACACTATGAAGATTTAGGTAAAAAAATAAATATTCCTCTAGATTATAACGATTATGATGAAGAAGAAACTGGATTATTCACAACCAAAAGTGATTATTTAAGAATAATAAATCTGGCTAAACTTAGAAATATTTCTTTAGATAAACAATTTAATTTACATGAGCATAATCAAGACGTTGAATATGATAAATTAGTGATTATAGCTAATGAATTAGAAAGATATAAAAAAGAGTATAGTCTACTTGATTTTAATGACATGATCTCAAAATTTATTAAGTCTAGTGCTTGTCCTAAATTTGACACAGTTTTTATAGATGAAGCACAAGATTTGTCTCTGATGCAGTGGGATATGGCTCGTACTTTAATGCATCGTTCAGAGGATGCATTTATAGCTGGTGATGATGATCAAGCTATTTTTAGATGGGCAGGTGCTGACGTAGATTCTTTTATAACACAAACAGGAAAATTACTGAATCTAACTAAATCAGTTAGAATTCCACGCAGAGTACATGATTATGCAATTAAAATAATAGGGAGAATATCAAATCGTTTACAAAAAGATTGGGAGCCAAAAAATAAAGAAGGTCAATTAAGTATGTATGATTACTTTGAAGATATTAATATGTCTTCTGGAAAATGGTTAGTTTTAACAAGAACTCGCCATATGTTGGAAGAATTAGAAGATACCTTAAGAGAAAAAGGTTTTTATTATGAGAATAGGTTTACTAAATCATACGAAAAAGACATTCAAGAAGCTGCTGTAGATTGGGAAAAATTAAAAAAGGGAGATATTTTACCTTATCAAAAAATAATAAACATCTCTCAATACATGGGTCCTAATCATTGGGAAAAAGAAAAAATACATGCCCTAGTAAAAGATGCTCATTATGGAATTGATTCCTTAACAAAGGATTATGGACTTAGAACTAATGAGGTTTGGCATGAAGCATTTGATAATGCGGGCTGGAGAAGAGTTGAATATATTAAATCCATGAGAAGAAATGGAGAGAAATTAAATCAAGAACCTAGAATTAAATTATCTACTATACACAGTGTTAAAGGTGGAGAAGAAGATAATGTAGTTTTATTAACTGATTTAAGTAACAACACTAAAAAATCCTACGATAAAAATGAAGATGATGAAAACCGTCTATTTTATGTAGGAGCAACAAGAACAAGAGAACATTTACATATTGTACGACCAAAAAATTATGAAAAATGTTTTCCAATGGAGGAGGTAAAATGAAAGATGCTATATTAGCCTGGATTGAAAGAACATCAGGTATAATTCATAACTGGGCCTGGGATAAGCGTTGGAAAGAACGAGATAAAAAAGAAGACTGGGTTAAGGGCTATCGTGAATGGAAGAAAAAGAAATGTCCTCATAATTAAGATGACAAACTTCCCTTATGAAATTGGCCTCATGGCTATGTTTATTTTTATAGTTTTATATTTACTTATGAATGTTATTATATGAGTGCATATAAAAAGCAGATTGGAGGATCCCATTATTCTAGGTTTAGGATCCAGCCAAGTAAATTTATAAATGACAACAAGTTGCTGTTTGCCGAAGGAAATGCTATAAAATATATCTGCAGGCATACTGCAAAAAATGGAAAGGAAGATTTGGAGAAAGCTAAACATTATATTGATATGATTATTGAAAGAGACTACTCGGAGGAAAATCCATTAGATAAAAAAAATTTTTGGGGGATTTTAAAAAAATAATGCAGATCCCTTTATTCAAACCTCAAACTGAATGGATTCCACCCGAAGAATTTCCAGATTTAAAAAATGAATGCGAAATAGCAATTGATTTAGAAACTAAAGATCCAAATTTAAATATAGGAATGGGTTCAGGTTCTGTTGTTAAAACTGGAGACGTAGTAGGAATTTCAGTAGCAACAGAGTTATGGTCTGCTTATTATCCAATCGCTCATGAAGGCGGTGGCAATATGGACCGTAAAATGGTCCTAAAATGGTTTCAAGACGTTCTTAATACACCTTCTGATAAAATATTTCACAATGCAATGTACGATGTATGTTGGATTCGTTCTTTAGGTTTAACTATTAAAGGAAGAATTATAGATACTATGATTGCATCTGCCTTAGTGGATGAAAATCAATTAAGATACGATCTTAATCATTGTGCTAAACGTTATATTGGTCAAGGAAAAGATGAGGCAGCTCTATACGCAGCTGCAAAAGAATGGGGAGTCGATGCTAAAGCAGAGATGTATAAACTTCCAGCCATGTATGTTGGAGCTTACGCTGAAAAAGATGCAGAGATTACTTACCACTTATGGCAAGAATTAAAAAAAGAAATTGAACATCAAGACATTCAATCCATATGGGAATTAGAGACAAATTTATTTCCATGTCTTGTGGATATGAGGTTTCTCGGAGTACGAGTAAATCAAGAACAAGCAGCGAAAGAAAAGAAAACGTTAGTAGAACACGAGCAAAAGTTACTCACAGAAGTAAAGAACGAAACAGGAATAGAAGTACAGATTTGGGCAGCAAGATCCATTGCTCAAGTTTTTGATAAACTTAAATTGCCTTATGATAGAACGATAAAGACTCAAGCTCCAAGTTTCACAAAGAACTTTTTACAGAATCACCCCCACCCACTGGTGAAACGAATAGCCCGGGCACGTGAGATTAATAAGGCCCATACCACATTTATTGATACCATATTAAAGCATACACACAAAGGTAGAATTTTTGCAGAGATTAACCAATTAAGAGGAGATAATGGAGGAACCGTAACTGGAAGATTCAGTTATGCAAATCCAAACTTACAGCAAATTCCAGCACGTAACAAAGACCTTGGACCACGGATCAGAAGTTTATTTATTCCTGAAGAAGGATGTACCTGGGGTTGTTTTGATTATAACCAACAAGAGCCACGATTGGTTGTACATTATGCAGCCCTTCAAAATTTATATGGAGTAACTGAAGTTTTAGAAGCTTACAAAGCTGGAGATGCAGATTTTCATAGTATCGTAGCTGACATGGCTGAGATACCTCGTTATCAAGCAAAGACTATTAATCTTGGATTATTTTATGGAATGGGAAAAAATAAATTACAAGCTGAATTAGGAGTAGCTAAAGAAAAAGCGGAAGAATTATTTAAACAATATCATTTTAAAGTTCCATTTGTGAAACAAATGATGGATGCTGTAATGAGAAGAGCGCAAGACTCAGGAAAAATTAGAACTTTACTTGGAAGATTATGTAGGTTTCATTTGTGGGAGCCAAATCAATTCGGGATTCATAAGGCATTGCCTCATGAAGAAGCACTCAGGGAACACGGACCAGGAATCAGACGAGCATTCACTTATAAAGCTTTAAATAAATTAATACAGGGTTCAGCAGCCGATATGACAAAAAAAGCTATGTTAGAATTACATAAAGCAGGTATTATACCTCATATACAAGTACATGATGAACTAGACATTTCTGTAAAAGATGATAAAGAAGCTAAACAGATAGTGGAAATTATGGAGTCTGCAGTTGGACTTGAAGTACCTAATAAGGTAGACTATGAATCAGGTAAAAACTGGGGAGACATAAAATAGGAGGAAACTATGGAAATGATAAAAGAAGCAATTGAGCACATGTGGAAAGATCACAGAAAAGTTGTGATCGGTGCAGGTGTTGTACTTGTGATTTTAATAATCGCAGCACTGTAAGGATTTTATGATAGATGGCATACTTAAACGCAAATATTCCTGCGACCTATGCGCAGATAAGAAGGGAATATCTCTATGATCTTAAAAAACACCATGGAGAAGTGGAAGACTGTATTATCTTTGGCATGGCATCGATTACAGGGTATGCCATACTCTTTCACGCAATTATGGAAAATGGTGCTGTCTTCTATCGTTTACCGATTAGCGCCTTCATACAAAGAGGCTTTGATGTCAAAAAAGTTCCTAGGATGCGACTTGACGAGTTGGAGCTTTGGAATTGTTTTAGTTACTATCCTGCTATTACTACTTATGACATCTTAAGCGGACAATCCGGCAAATATATAGGAAAAGATAAGAAATGGTATCACGGAAATTATCTTTTTACTATTGACTGGAGCCATCCAGAAGGTAATATAGTCGATACGGATCATTCCGAAATTCCGCACGAACATAAGTGCGCACACATACTTGCGTTGGAAAACGGCAATTATGCGGCTCAGCCAAACAATAGATTAATATGGAGCATTCCATCTTTCACAGTGAAGGATGAAGTTCCGACCGATTGGAAGGTACAAACCAGTGATTGGACTTGTGAAAATAGTCGTAGATGGACAACTGAGGACTCAGACAAGTTCTTCTACGGAATTGAGGAGAAACAGGATGATTAAAAAAATATGGGGTATCATCTGTTGGCCATGGACTAAATTTGTTAAATGGCTAGGCAGTGGATTACCTGAGGGAAAAGATGGAAAATAAAACTTGTAAAAAATGTGGACATTTATGTCACTGTGTAGAAGCAGATCACGAAGCATGTAAATGTGATAATTGTGATTGTAATGGGGAACAGGCTGAACAAGCTACCTATGAACATAAACCAAAAACGTCTGGTGAACTTGTCATAGATGACACGAACGATTGTGAATGGTGCCAATGAAAAAATTATATTTACTATTAGCATTGTTATTTGCACTAAGCGCCTGCTCGGTAGGCAAAAAATGTGTTGTTACCG